GTATTAATGTCAGTGTTTGTTATCTGATCATATTTGTCTAATAAACTTCTTAAGCCTGCCATTTTAACTCCAACTTATCTTTAACATTCCAGGGCCGCCGCCCATTCCACAGCAGCAGCCGCCGCCGCAGGTTCTAGCTGTTGTGCCGCCGATTCCAATAGCAACCATCTCACTCGAGCCCATTGCGCCACTTACGCCCCAGCCATTCATTCTACATCTATCACAAGATGCTACAAGATTACAGTGTGCGCCGATTGCTTGATATGCGTTTGATGGTCTTCCTGGCATTGCCGGAACTGGGTGAATTGATTTATAATGACACCAGTTACCAGCATCGCAGCAACTAGCCTCCATTCCGCCTAAATGTCCTGGTACGCCTTCATCTGCTCCAAAATAACATGCACACTGAGTACCTTTTGATGGATGCCACAAAATTCCACAACCGCTATTTGGGAAACAACCAAAGAAGAAACATAATCCACAACCTGGAATGCCGCCTTCTGCACAGAAGTTTGTTAACCCTGCTCCTATTACATGGCTTTGGCATCCTCTATATCCACAACTTTGAACAGGTGAACAACATCCGCCTGCTGATATACAAAATGTATAGCACTGACCGTTATATGCACCTGCGGTGTTGTCAAGAGATTTTTTAGCATATGCTCCTGCACCGCCCGGAGCCCCCCAAGAACAACAGCAAGAGCCAGCACCGCCGCCTCCGCCGCCCCATACTTCAAACGAAATATTGTTCATAGAACTTTGTATTTGCCAGCAGCAAAAACATCCTTCATCATAATTGTAATTTGGTGAATCAGTACAGCTTCTAACAAAAACTAGAGACTGGTTAGCATTCTCAAAAAACGTGGGGGCACCTTTGTCAATTGTAAAGCTGTCTGCAGATGCTATATCTAAAAGGTCTCGTAGTCTTGGCATATCTTAAGTTCCTATAATAATCCAACCGTAAGTTGGTCCACTGTACATAAGTGTAATTGTTGCACCATTCAAGTCCAAAACTAGATCTTCTGCTAAACCTTGCATGTTAGAACCATTTCTGCCTAATGTAAGGTTGTTGGTAGCAAATGATCCGCCTATATCAATAAATTGAATAGTGTCATTAACTAATAGTGTTGAGTTGAGTGGTAAAGTTACTGTAAACGCTGCACTTGAAGTGTCAGCTAAAATACGATCATTTACTACTGCATTGTAAGCACTATTAACTTCACGAACTACGGATGAAGCTGTACCAGTTTCTGTAATAAATCTTCCCATTGTGTTGTTTCCTTTGTTGTATGTATTTATGCCGTTGAGGTCTCAATTCCAAATGCTACCGCTGAAACATTTGCAGCACTTGAGTATACTACAATTCTTTTGGTTGCATCTAAAACGATACCTGTTCTCTCTAGGACACCCTTTGATTGGATAGTGGTGTCGTATTCTATATATTCCGCAAGTTCAGGGGCATCGGCTGCACATACTGCAAGTCTTACAGTTATAGCAGCGTTACCTCTGTTACAAAACGAAACACTTGTGACAGCAAATGTGTCAGCTGGAACAGTATACACTACTGTATCTGCGCCTGCTGTCAAATCCGCTGTTCCTAATATTCCTGTTGCCATTTTATTTTGTCTCCATTATGTTAAGAAATAATTCATTGCTACTGGTACACCGTTTACACCTTTTTCAAAGTTCATAACGTTTAACACGTCAATCTTTGTTCCAAGTGTAGTAGTAATTTGTTGGCCACTTATTTCAATTTGACCAGCAGTAACACTATTTACATTCAGTGTTGCAGCACCGCCACCAATTTGTGACGTAATATAAGTTTTAATAGCTTTTTGTGTTGGAACAACATTATCACTATTTGCTGTAAATGTACCATCTGTACTGAATTCGTTAATAACTGCACCAGTGCTTCCTAATCCTAGTTCGCCTAATGACAGTTCTTGTAGACCACTAATATTAAATGCATCAGCATTTAGAGTTGCAATACCAGTACTCTGTTCTACACTAAACAAGTCGCCAACTCTAAAGTTACCATCTTGGTCAGTTGAGGTAAAGAACACTCGTCCTCCGCCTTTTTCTGTTGTTTCCTTTAGTGGATTTGGATCGTATGCAGGTGCATTTGGATAATTAGTTTCTCCAAAATTACCAGTGCCAATATCTAGGAAATCGTGTCCTGTTAGGCGTACTTGAGAATATCTAATACGCATTTCAAGATCTTGTTGGTGCTCAGGTGCCTGAGAAATTGTTAGCTCAGGTGAAACTTGCAATTGAGCAGAGTAAGGTCCTGCTCCTTGGAAATCTCTTACAGCAACAAGTTTAAATACATTGTTTGGCAAATGATCAAACACAATATTTGAACCAGGTTGCGGTTCTTCACTAAGATTATTTACTTCTACAAATTCACCTGGTTGATATTGATCCGCAAAACCGTCACCTACTACCTCTGCTGTTGCTGTAGTAAATGCTGTACCTCTATCTGTATACGTAGGCTGTGCTAGTACGCCATCGCCCACTCTAACTACAAATGGTGCTTCGATAGTATTGTTTGGATCTGTAATAGTCATAGTCGGAACACTAGTGTATCCTGAACCCGGATCCCAAATTATAACTCTAGCAATTTTCTCGTCAGCTATCACTACTCTTGCTTTGGCAGTATCTGCATACAATCCGCTCGGTGGTGCTGTAAATGTTAACCTAGGTTCAATTGAATACTCAGTAGTTGCATCTAGTGCAGCTACGATTGAATTTCCTATAACATGATCCCAACCTGCTGTACCGTCACTCATTTTATAAACTTGTGCAATTTTTGTTCCGGCGTTATAACTGTTTATGTATCCGTATTGTCCAGCGCCTGTGCCTGCAGTAATATATATTGCCATTCCGATATACTGTGAACTCAACGCAGTGTCGGTATTAGAAATTGTAATACTAGTTGTATCACCTTCTTGCGCACTGTTTGTTGCATTTACATATTCGGCTCCGCCGGTGTCTGCTGTACTATCACCGTCAATATCAGTATCAAGTAATCTTACATTAAATACAGCTCCATTATTAACAGTTGGAGTTACAGTTCCTAGTCCGTATCCTTCGCCTGTGATTGCTATAGTAGTGCCGCCGACAGTATAATTTTGTCCTGCATTAATGTAGTTTAATACAAGAACATCGTCGCCGTCTGTCATTACACTATCTACAACAGCATCTAACTTTCTGTTGTCGACTATTGCAGTAACCGGAGTTTCAGTTGCATCAACTCCTTCAGATACTGAGCCAAAATCACCATAAGAGTTGTTACCGTTTGTAGCACGGATCTTGCCGCCATTTTCTGCTAGATAACCAATGTGATTATAATATGAGAACACAGATACAAGTTCCGATCTTCCCAAATTAGTAACCCATGCGCCAATGCCGTCACTTAGAATTTGTGTAAAGTCGTTTGCAACAATTGAGTCGTTACCACCATTATGAAGATCACCATCAACTTTCATACCAATACACCCAGTACCAAATGTTGTTACATTCTGTACATATGGTGATTTATTAATAATCCATGCACGACTATCGTCTGGTCCCCAGCCTGGATCAAGTGATACATAAGCACCGGCTGTTGGACGCTGTGTTCCGTAAGCGTTAGGTGCGCTTAGTGTTCCTGTTAAGTCTGCTGTAGTACAATTGCGCAGTCCTGTGCCGTTGCGCATGTAGAACATATTTTCTGTTAAACTACCGTTTACAGCATTTACATATTGCTCTGCTGCTGTTAATGATTTGTAATTGCCCTTTGTTTGTACAGGCGATGCAACACTATCAGGTTGGTAAATTATATCGTATTTGATTGCATCAATATATCTGTTTACATCTCTGCGACACTTGTCCTCATCATATACATATGCAGGGTATGTATCTGCAATGTATGCAATAGCTTCTTCAACTAAGAATAATCTGTTTGCTTCAATTGCTTCAACTGCATATGTATAGTCTGTTGATGTTTGAGGAGTATTAGTTCCGCCTTTAACCGGTTCGGTTGAGTCGCCTGCTGCTCCGTTAACACCCCAATTAATATAATCATAAATTTGCTGCCATAAATCAGTAGCATGTACTGCTGGATCTGCGCCGCCAGCTGGACGAGTTGTTACTTGTGACTGAGCGTTGCCTGTTGTTTTTGTAACTGCTCCGTTAGTAACAATATCACTTGTGATTGCTTTTAATCTTGCAATGGCTGCTAGTGTATATGTGGTATCACCACTATCAACTAAACTGCCTGCAGGAGTAATACGTGTTGAACGAAGTTCGTCGCCTACAACTGCTGTTTGCTCAGGTACAATCATTGGAAGTACTTCGGCATATGTTCCTGTTTTAACAAACAATGTATTGTTCGGAATAACTTCAGCTGGGATTCCAGCTGAACTTGCTGCTGTTATAGAATCAATTGTAATTCCCATTAATGTGTTAATTATTGCTTGAACGCCAGTTTCTTCTGGCTTAGTTACATCCTTAACTTGTGTAATAGGAGATCCTACAGCATTTAGTGTTTGATAATTAGCACTTGGATCAATGCTTTGTAATATAGCACTATCAATTAAACTTAGTGAATATGCAAGAGCTGCTGCTGTTTCGCCATCTTCGTCTGCAATAGCTGCAATTAAGTCACCATTGCCGTCAAAATATGTTAGTGCTGCTGTTCTAGACTTTTGATTACCGCCATGTGATACGTCCCATACTAGTGCATCTATAATTTGACCAGTGTCTCTACGACATTTTTCTTTGTCATATGTGTACGCACTTGTAAATGGTGCAATATCATTAGTTATTTGATAGTCGACCCATTCAACAGTTTCTGCTTGTATAAATGCTCTGTTTGCGGCAAGTACATATTTTGCATTAGGATTTAATGCACCTTCTTCGATATTTCTTAAACTATAATTAATTGTTTTCCAAGGTTGATCTAATGTAGTACCATAGTTTGGTGCAGGACTATCTACTCCGCTAGAAGTTGATACGTACCATACGTGATTAATTTTTCCAAAGAATCCCCATTCAGGTGCATTGCCTGCTGAATTAACTTTAAGTGCTTGTCCTGGCTCTCCAATTGCAAGTCTAGTAGGTCCGGCGCCACCATAATACACCATGTCGCCTTCAGTTGTCATTGGAAGTGTTTCGCCACCACCTGATAACAAATTCCACGTTACACCAGATACGTCTTGGTCTGGTCTATTTTGTGCGCCAATTTCATCTGACGTATGTTTTGCTACTGCGATGTAACTACTACTACCATAGCGTACTGCATCGCCTAGATCGTATTCAGTAGCGTCAGTCCATGCATCGTTCCATTCAATACCTTGGTTTAATCTTTCCCAATATGTTAGGTTCGGCGGCTCTTGACCTGTATTGTCGAGTATACATAAGTATGTATATCCACCTTGACGTACAACATCACCAACAAAGTATTGGAAGTTCGATGAATCAGCTCCCCAATCACCTACTAATCTAAAACCTGTTGTAAATAAATCCCAATCTGTTGGATTATCTGTAGGACGTTGTCCTACATTGTTAGTAATAGCTACATAAGAATAGCCACCATAAGTAACAAAATCACCTGCTTGATAATAAGTTGTACCGGCCCAGCTATCTTCAAATTCTAAACCTTCGATAAACTGTGACCATTTTGCTTCGTCATCTGATAATACATTTTGACTTGTATGATATGTAGTACAAATCCAAATGCCTGCACCAGACTTAACTAAGTCATTTAATTTATAACGTGTTCCGGTTGTCCAGTCGCCTTTAAATTCAATACCATCGTGGAATATATCCCATTTAGCCTGATCTGTTTCTAATCCTAATGCTACTGTTTCAGCACTTACATGACCAGTATTACAAACATAAGTTCTGCCGCCATAACGAATAATATCATTTACTACATATCGATTTGAAACTTGCCAATCAGCTTGCCAACTCACACCTTGAGAAAATACGTCCCACTTTGACTGATCATTTTCAAGACCAATAAGTACGTCAGTTGCTGAAGTGTGACCTTCTGTACATAAGTAAATTGTAGAATTATATTTTACAATATCGTTAATTTTATATCTAGTAGAAGGTGTCCAATCTGCCTTATAATCAAATCCTTCTGCATATAAATCCCACTTAGCATCAGTTGAATCTGTTGCTAGATCAAGTTCTAATCCATCTGAAACATTGTTAGCACTAGTGTGTGCAGTGTTACAAATATATAAGTACCCGCCGTATTTAACAATATCATTAACTTTATAATATGTATCTAACGTCCAGTCTGCTTTCCATTCTTGGCCATCGCTGATTTTGTTCCAGTTTGTTTGATCATCTGGAAAACTTAGGCTTGCCGTATGTCCTGTAATACAAACATATGTGTTGCCGCCATTTCTTATAATGTCGTCTTTGTAGTATGTGGTTGAGGCAGTCCAGCTACCTTTCCATATAAATCTAATTCTACCAAGTTTAAAATCAGCCATTTATTGCTCCGAATCCTATGTTGTAAGTATTTATCGTATTTGTCATTGCTTACGTTCCTTTGGCGTAGAACATACTTGCTAAGTAATGCCCGTCAACGCCTCCTTTGATATTCATAACCGGAGGAACTATAACGTCAAATCCACTAGTTGTATCAATATTATTTGTTTGTATTCTTATTTGTCCTGCAACAAGTGCATTTGTTTGTACATTAGAGCCACCGCCACTAATTCTGCTTTCTATATAAGATCTAATAGCTCGTTGTGTTGGCACAACATTATTTGAATTAGCAATGAAAGTACTTTCCTTACTAAATTCTTGAATAACAACTGCACTGCCTCCAACTTGAATGCCGCCTAACGATAGTTCAGTTAGTCCACTTAAATTAAACTGACTTGCGTTAATTGTAACAATACCGGTTGCTTGTTCAACTTCAAAAAGTTCGCCAACTCTAAAGTTACCATCTTGGTCTGTACTAGTATAGAATACTCGTCCGCCGCCACTTGCAACTGTTTCATTAAATGGTTGTCGTTCATTTACTGCATCAACACCTTCAAGATATAATACAGGATAGCGTGTGTCGCCGAAATTACCAGTACCGATGTCTAGGAAATCGTGTCCTGTTAGGCGTACTTGACTGTATCTTTCTCGAATAACAATTCCAGTATTATGATCAGGTGACTCTTCAACATCAAGTGTTGGGGTAATTTCAAAAACTGCTGAATAAGATCCAGGTGTTCCTGTAAATGATACAACTTTAGAAACACTATATCTAACTTCATCAATTCCGTCAATTTCTAAGTTTGCGCCCGGTCCGGGGATTTTTGAAACATTTTGTACTACTAAATTTTTACCAGTTTGATAAATTTCTGCAAAACCTGATCCTGTAATGGTTCCAGTAAACTGCACATATCCTTCGCCTCTATACAAATAATTAGGCTGTGCAAGCACACCGTCATTTAACTTAACATCTAGTAATGTAGAAATTGTTGCTACATTATCATAAATTGATACTGTAGGTGTTGTAGTATAATTTGATCCAGGATCATAAATTGTTAACCCTGTAAGTCTACTTGCTTCAACTTTTGCTCTTACAATTGGCCTTGCTCCAGTTACTAATTTATTCCAAGTTGATGACCCATTTTGTACAACTACCCATTTGCCGGCTCTATATGCACTTGCTTCCCAGAAACCTAAGTCTGTTGTAGAATAATTAGCACTATCGTCACCATATGTTCTCCACGTTGCTCCACTTTGTGATTTAGCAACGAATGTACTTGTTCCTGTTCCGATAAACACACCAGCGCCATAACTAATGCGAGTTATATCACCAAATTCAATATAACCTGTTGCCCATGTTTCGCCATCAAATGTATATGGTGTTGGAATATATCCAAATGCACTGTCGTCAACTTCTTTACCAATTAATACAAGTCTGTTGTTGCCGTATGCACCATCAGAACATTCAAATGCAGGAGCTCTACGAGGTGATACAACTGCCGGAGTAACATTGGTGCCGTCTAATGTGTGCCAAAATTCTCCTGTTGCACTCCAAGCAACATGTCCTTCATTTCTATTAACTGCAAGAAATATACCAGTCACAAACCAATTTGCAGGTAAATCACCAGTTCTAATTTGACGCTCTACTGCTTTCTTTATGATTTTGTCTATTCGAGCTGCTTGTGCTGTGGTAACTGCGGCGCCGCCGGCGCTAAGATATCTATGCATTATACTAACATCGTCTGCATCTACGTCAGCATCGTTATCAATATCGCCAACTGCAAAAGTTTCATTAAACGGCACATCTAGCCAGAATTGATGTTGTTCGCCAGTGTTTGTTCCGGCAGCTGCTTCATCAAAACTAATTTTCATTTGATGCCAATTAATCCAATATTTATTATCTAGCGATCTAACTATTGTCCAACCATTTGCAAAACCTGCATCGCCTATTGTAGTATTTGCCCAACTACTATCGCCATCAAACCATACAGTGCTGCCATTTTCTGCAATAATAGTGACATATCCGTTAACAGTTGATATACTCTTCCAATTTTCTGCACTGGTAGATACTACTACGCTTGACCAAGTTTGCCCGTCGGCACTTTCATATGCTACATCGGTAGACAATCCATCTTTAGAAGCAGTGGCCGCATAGTACTTTGTTCCGTTCCATACAAGTCCAATAATTTCTACTGTATCTGCAATTCCCGTTGCTGCTGACCAAGATTCTCCGTCGGTACTAGTTGCAACTGCACCGGTTTCTGACATAGCAACAAATTCGTTATTGCCCCATATTATGTGCTTCCAACTTGTCGAAGATGGTGCTGTAACAGGCGAAGCACTAAAAGTAGGTTCTTCGAATGTAACTCTTGGTTCAATAGCATACTGAGTTGTTTCATCTAACAACACTTCAATAGGCCATCCTGGCTGGAAGTGATCCCAGCCTAAAGATCCATCGCTCTCTTTACTTACTGTTACTATTTTTGTTACTTCATCAAATGCTGTAATCTGTGCATACTGACCTACACCTAAACCAGATACAATAGTAATACGTTGACCTACATATAGTTCAGGAGTTCCGATATCAGCTGCCGACAATACTATTTGCCCAGTGTCGCCGCCTTGAGAATTGTTAACAATAAAGGTGTAGTTTAATCCTCCAGGAATACTACTATCACCTCGGGCTTTAACACGAACATTACTTACTGCGCCATCTCTTATTTCTGTTGCAGAGAATTCTGCTTTGCCCAATTCGCCTGAGCCACCAAAAGTAATATTTGCATTAGTATAATCTTGTCCCGCATGACTGTACCCGACAGCAAAAATTTCTTGTTTAATTGTTCCGTAGGTAAATGCTTGATCTATTTTAGCTTCGTTGTTTCTATTATTAATTGTTGCAGCAATGGGCGTTTCGTTAAGATCGAATCCTTCTGCAACTGATCCATATGTACCATACGAGTTGTTACCGTTAGTAGCACGTAAAATACCACCATTTGTACACAAATATCCAATATGACAATAATATGTAAACACAGATACTAGTTCTGATCGTCCTACATTGTCTGCCCAGTAACCAATACCATCGCTGATAATCTGTGTAAAGTCGTTTGCAACAATCGAATCATTACCGCCGTTGTGTAATGCTCCATCAACCTTCATACCAATACACCCAGTACCAAATGTTGTTACATTTTGAATATAAGGTGATTTATTAGTAATCCATACTGTTTGGTCGTCTGGTCCAGTTCCTGGATCTAAGCTCACAAACGCACCAGCACTTGGACGTTTAGTTAAGTATTGGTTTTGAGCACCTAATACACCGTATAGTCCTTGTAATGTACAGTTTCTAATTCCGCTGCCGTTGTTTACATAAAACATGTTTTCAGCTTCATATCCTGGTGCAGGTTGAATATTTGTACTTCTAAGTTCGTCACCGCAAATTACACAATTACGAGGTATCTTAATTGGTGTCTGCTCTTCATAAAAACCAGTTTTAACAAAGATGGTAGTATTTGGATATGTGCTAATAGTAACTGGCATTACAATATTAGTGCCATCATCGTTGTATGTTACAGTTTCGTTTGCAAATTCTGCAGGGTTGCTATTAATATATGAAATAATTTCTCTATATGCAAGCATTTGATCATCGGTAACCTGAGGTGATCTGTTAGCTGCATTTCTAGCAATGACAGAATCGTCAGCAGTAATACTGCCTGATGCATTTAAATCTCCGTATGCAACTCCTGTTCTTGCGTTAGTAGATTCCAAAAATAATTTTAAATTTAAAGCGTCTAGACTATTGTCTGCTATGTTTGTTAATGCAGCTGATAACATAGAAATATCAGTCGAACCTGATGAAAGATCATAATTTAAATTATTAAATTCTTTTATAGCAAGATTTTGTGTAATATAATCTGTTGCATATTTAATAGTTCTAAATGGACCTGACTCTTGAATTCCAGCTGTAGGAACATCGGTTCCTTCAGTACTAACATAAAATACGTTTGTAACAACTGCATAATTTTCCCAAGTCGGTAAACCAGTGTTAACTTTTAGTGGCTGTCCTTGTTTACCGATAGCTAGTCGTTCTTTGCCAACAGGAGCATCATAAATTTGTATGTCGCCGCGGTAAACAAGGACGTTTGTTGGGGTGCCTTGTATAAAGACTTCCCAGTATGTGTTGTGTGCTTGACTTTGATCTAAATCTGGTCTAGATTCACTATTAGAACTATAGTGACGTTCCATACAACGATATAAAGTGCCCGCATATAGTGCAATGTCACCTAAGAAATATTCTTGATCATCTTCCCATTCTGCTCTATAATATGTTTCGTCAACAAGTAGTTGCCAGTGTTCATTTCCTGCTGATCCTTGTAATACAGAATTATCGTTATCAACATCATTAGGATAAGTTGTAATTGTGCCTGCACGATAAGCATCTTGTGCTAATTGAATAATATACGCTAGTGGTGCATTGTATCCGGTAGAACCGTCACCTTCAGCAAGATTAACATCATCTTCGTCAACTTGTCCATTGCGGTTTAAATCAGCATATGCAAACCCTGTTTCTGGATTAGTACTAGCCCAAAAACTATGTAAGTCTGTAGCTGGCGCATCACTATCTGCAATTGATTGTATCACACTTGCATATTGTGTTTTTCCACTAATTGCATCTTTTAGTGTAAGCTGTTGATCAGGAAATATTCCTGTGCTATCTTTTAATGCAAGATATAAGTAACCGTTAGCACGTATTACATCACCTGGTCGATAATCAGTTGCAATAGTCCAATCCCCAAGATGTTTAAATCCTGTAACAGTTACTTCCCAGTCGCCGGTGTCTTGTGCTAGTATATTATCACTAGGAATACTTCCGGTATTATTTGTTAGTGCAGTATATGTATATCCGCCATATTTTACAACATCTCCCTTCTGATAAACATTATCAGAAGACCAAAGATTTTCGTATTCGTATCCAGGAACATACACTTCCCAGTTTGCTTCATCTGTTCCTAAGTCAGTACCTGATGTGTGTGCTGAGGTACATTTCCATAATGTTGCTCCGTATTTTACAACATCATAGATTTTATATCGTGTTTCAGTAGTCCAGTCTCCCAAATAAGAGACGCCGTTGTGTACCGGAGACCATTTATCAGTATCATCTTCTAAGCCAAGATCAATAGTATCAGCAGACGTGTGATGAACATTTGCTCTATATAATGCTCCGCCATATCTAACAATATCATCTAATCTATAAATTGTCGATACTGACCAATCACCTCTCCAATTATCTGAACGTGTAATAAATGTCCATTTTTCACCATCATCTGCAAGTCCAAGCGTATCCGTTGCAGCTGATTGATGTTTTAAATTACAGATATATACAATACCATTTTCTCTAATAACATCACCTAAATCATAATATGTATTAGGTTGCCATGTGTTTAGCCAGTTATATGTAGTTTGATACAATATCCAATTGTCAATACTATTAGGAAGTCCCAACGCTGCAACAGCAACAGATGTATGACTAGTAATACATTGATAGATATAACCTTTGTATTTTACTATATCGCCTTCAGAATAGAATGTTGAAATTTTCCAATCACCCATCCAAGTATAGCCATCGAACATAAGTTCCCACATACCGGAATAGCGAGTATCAAATTTGTTGCCCATTCCTGTATGGGTTTCGCAATAATAATACAGCTTGTTTGGTCCAGTAGTTGGAATAGTAACTTCGATTGATCTATCAGTTGCTGTTGAAAATCCTGATTTATATTCTGCGCGAGTAACTATAGTATTATCTAATTTATAAACTATAGTACCGTCAGTCCATACATCGCCGCCGTTGTGCAGTCCATCGTTAGATCCACTAAATTGTAAATAATGCGGATTGTCTACTTGTACATCTTCCCCAGTATCTTCATCGGTTTCTATTGCGCCGCCAAATTTTAAGTTAGAAGAGTCTGATTGATCAAATATATACTTTCGACCTTTGTTCATTACTAAAACAGGATTTTCAACTCCGCCGAATTTAAAAACATTTTGACCTGTTTTAATTGAGCTTGCACCAACTGTAACTGCAACAATTACGTTTGCTGTTGTATCTCTACTATCATAAAAATTATTAGTACTAGTATGATTTTCAAGAGCAACATACGCTTTGCCCTGATAACGGACAACATCGTCTTTGGTATAGGCTTTTGTAGTTTGCCAATCGCCTGCCCATCTAAATTTTATTCTGTCTAATTTAAAATCTGCCATCTGTGCTCTCTTTAATAATCTTCGTTAGTATCGCTTTGCGATAAGGGGTCATGTGTATAATTGCGATTTATTCTTGCTACTAATTGTCCTTCTTCGTCAATATAGTATACAATATTTCTATTATCCCATTTAAATTGCTCATAATTTAGATTTTCATAAACTTTTTTATGAGTATTATCTCTGCCTTCAAAGAAGTTTTGTCCTTCTTGTAAATTGTCAAAATTATCTTCAGGATCACCTGGAATATTTACTTGCAAACTTGAATCTGGAGACATTTGATCTAATTTACCTAACCATAAGTCGCCTTGATCAGTCCTCTTAAGTCCATAGAGGTAACGTGTTCCAAAACTTTGAACTATTTCTCCTGGTGTTTGTCCTGTGTAATTTGTAGACATCTTTATTCCTTAAACAATATCAACGTAGCTGATTACTGCGTCAAATCCTTCTGTTGTATCACATACTAGAAACAACTGGTTACTTGGCGCTAAAATTAATTTTTCACCTGCACTTAATGCACGTAAACTTGTGTTGGGAGGTATTTGTACGTCCTTTAACCAATATCCTTCAACACTAGTATCGTCATGTACAAGCACACTAGCAAAAATTGTATTATCTGTTAGATTAGCAAAACTCATTCCTACAATAGTACTTCTTGTACCAGCAGTTGTTTCAATTGCTAGTATTGGTGTAGTTCCTACTTCTTTTATAACTTTGTTTAAAAATACCGTTGCCATCTTTTATCCTAGTGTTAGTACGTATTCAACTGCTAAACTTTCTGCTTGGTTGAACGTAATTGAACCTGTTGCGCCTGCGACTGACACCCACTGTAATCCATCCCAAAGTTCTAAATAACCTTGTTCACTATTAAAGCGAGTCATTCCAGTTTCTCGATATGCCGGAACAGGACGTTCTGCATTAGTACCTACAGGTACAACAAAACCACCTGTGCCTTCAATCTTAAAGTAGCCTGAACCTGACTGCTGGAAGTATAAGACGCCATTGCTAGTAGTATTTATTATACTGCTATCCTTAATAGCAATTTCGTCAAAAACAACTCTACCAGTTCCATTTGCACTTAAAGTTAAGTCTGTATTAGTTGTAATTGTTTCAATTACATTTCCGTTGATGCTAATATCATCTACTTCAATTACAGGAGTTTCTAGTTTTACATCATCCATTGAGGCAATAAGTTCGCCGTTGACGTAATATCTAATTACACCGTCATTTGCTCCGGGGGTTAATTCTGCTGTAATTTTACTATCTAAATCTAAATCGTAAACACCATTTAATGCAATCCAGTTGCCGTCGTAGCCTTCATACAAATTAGTATCAGTGTTATAACGAATCATACCAGTTGCTGGTGTTGGACGACTTGCAGTGTTGCCTTTTGGTAATTGTAAAGAACCAGTTGATGTAATTTTAACAACACCGCTATCTGCACTTAGATTAACATCTCCGCTTAGACTTTCAATTGTATTGCCACTAATTCTTAAATTACCGGTATCTATTCTTTCACCAGTAATTGTTGTAGTACTTCCGGCTGTAGTAATTGTAATACCATCAGTTGTGTCGATAGCTAATTTAGTACTTGTAAAATCAACAGTGCCGTTTTCTTGATTAACATAAAATAAGTCGCCAACTCTAAAGTCACCTTTGTGGTCTACACTACTATATCTTACTTTTGCATTGTTTAATTCAACAGCTTCGTTTGCTTGTATAACATCTGTTTGATCGTTATCTTCATCTTTTCCAGTACCAATATATGCAAAGTTTTGTGCAATAAGATACATCAATACACCATTGCCGTCGCCAAAGGCTCCGTAATTACCATATACACATGCACTTGCAATTGAGCGTATTTCGCCGCCGAAGTCTGTAGTATCTTTAAGATCAACAAAATCTGCTGTTGCGCCACCTAGTCCGACAAATCTTAAATCTTGTGATTCTAATGTGTCGTCAATAATAGTAATACTACTATCGCCGGCATTATTAAAGTGTAATAGCAGTACAGTGTTTGCATCACTGACGAACTCGCCTCCCGGTACACCAAAATTAGCTGTATAACGAGCTAGTCCTTTTGTAACTCTAAATTCATCTATATAACCAGCAAACGCTGCTGTTGCTGCAAATGTATTACCAATAATTAAAGGTTTAGCAACTCCGTAATCAACTGCGTCTGCATAAGTGCCTTGACTAACACCGTTTAAATAAAGTGTTGTTGTTCCGCTATTTTTAACAAGTGCTATGTGATTCCATGCATTTTGTGTTACCGAAGTTGTAGCAACTATTTCAGCTACATTATTAACTAAGAAATAAGGCTTATTATTAATATTGATACCAACAAATACAGCATTATCTGTTCCGGCGCCTGCTCTAAAATCTATAATGCAACGACTGTTGCCTGCGGTTGTTGGATAGAACCAACCTTCAACAGTATAGTCACTAGTGCCAAATCCAAAGTCGTCGTTTGACGCAATTCCAATATAATCTTCTACACCGTCTAATTGTAAACTACTAGATCCGAATTTTTTAATTGCTGTATCTGTTACTGGATTATTATATCTAGTAACTTCTTTACCGGCACGATCTTGTGCTTCTGTTAAACCAGTTAAATTTCCGGTAATATAAAATTTACCGTCAGTATCTACACTGTCAACTGCTCCAGTTGCTAATACAGTAATACCGTCTGTATCATAATATGTAAAAGTTTGTCCTGCTTGTATAGTGCCAGTTACACCACTAACTCTAATAGCAGTTTTGCCAGCACCCTTTAATCCAGATGCACTATCAAATGCGTACAAACCCTTGTTAGCAAAATAGGTAAAACTGTTAAGCCATTCTACTCTAACTCCGTTAGTAATACTAATTGCATCTACACCCGGTGTAATAAATGTTACACTATGGAATAAACAAGATGCTTCTCTTGAAGATATATTTGCTAAACTACCGTCTAAATATGCTCCGCCGCCTGCATCGCCTTGGTCAAACCCTCTTGGATCGCTTGCAGTTGTTACACTACCTTTTGTAAGAACACTTATATTTCTCAAATAAGGTGAACGTGTAGTTACTGTAAAATTGTTAGCAAACTTAAATGCATAGCCTGGAGCAAAAAAGTCTGCGATTGTTATATCTTCAACCGTTGTTTCACCATTGAGTAAAAATGCAGTATTAGTATTTGTTTCAGCTGTAGGCACAATTTTAACACTACGTATACTATGTCCTTTTACTGTAACTCCTACCGGAATTGTTAAAGGAAATACTTCTTCAAAGGTTCCTGGATAAATGTGTACAGTGTCTCCAGCAGTTGCAACACTTAGTGCTTTAGCAACTGTACCGTACGGATCGTTAGGATGATCTCCACTGTATGTATCATCTCCATTTTCTGCAACATAGTAAATATTACCTTGACGTAGTGCTAGGTCAACTCCTGCTACTGTAAGACTTGAAGTTGTAATATTACTTGCATAAAAATTATTAACCCAAACATCGGCCCACTCTTTGCCGCCTGTAGCAGGATCGCTTCCTAATGAATATGTACTATCTATATCAGGTATAATATTTGAAGCAACTTCTGCATTAAAAATAACTTCGTCTGTGTTAGCATCGCCGATAGTAATATCACCATCTGCGGTAATTGATCCTGTAGCAACAATATTACCATAAACATTTGTATTACCAAATATTTCTACACTACCAGTTCCGTTAGGATTTAATTCAATATTTTCATTTGATATAGTAGTTGATATTACATTATCTTGGATTCTAAAAGCATCAACAAGTAAATTTGTTTGATATACAACATTGTCTGCTGTACCTAATACAATTGGATCGCCATTAGTAGAAACGATAGTATTATTTAAGATTCTTAGACCACCAATATCAGCTTGATTTGCAATTTCTGCACTAGTTGATCTTGTAGTTCCGTTTACGTCTAAATCGTATTGGGGCGAATTTGTGTTTATTCCAACACGGCTGTTGTTTACATCTAAGTATAAAAGGTCGTTCTCAAAAGCTAAATTTACTCCCTCACGAAGTAAGTTCTGCTTTAAGAGCGGACCCGATATGCGACCTATAGCCATCTTTGCTCCTCAATACGGGGATCCTGTCCCTCTAGCCAAATTCTCAGCCTTTCGGCTCTTTGCTGGTTAACCACAGTATGGACCTGCAAAACAAATAGTCGCGTTTTGCATTAATAGTATTTATCGTTTTTGAGGATTATCCTAGTACAAGGGTATAGATATCAACAAGTTCTTTTAGAACTTCATCTGTAACTTCTTCGCCTTCGCCTGCTGCACGTTGCCAGCTAACTCCGTTCCATGTTTCAAGATATGTATTATCAGTATTCCAACGGGTATCGCCTACCTGTGGTGTTAACGGACGTTCTGCTGTTGTACCGTAAGGTATAACTATCCCTGTATCATAGTTAAATTTGATATAGCCAGCATCTGTTCCACTTAAAGAAATATTATTGTTGCTGGTGTTAAGTATAGTATTGTCTTTAAAATCAAAATCAAACACTTTAAGATTGCCTGTGCCGTCTCTACGTAATTCTAAATCTGAATTAGATAATGTAGTTGTAATTAAATTGTTGTTAAATAAAACATCGCCACTACTAAGACCGTGCAATTCTAATCCGTAATCATTTACTTGTCCAACTTGAACACCATTAAATCCAAATGTAATAGCTCCGGTAATTTGATTTGGTCTTATAAATGATTGCCTGTCATCACTAAACACGCCACCAAATGCAACATTACCAGTAACAGCATACCCTTCAAACAGATTAGTTTCTGAGTTATATCTTAAATCTGCTGTTTGTTCTGGTCTATTAAGTGTTGTATTATTTGGTAAAACTAATCCTGGATTAGAACTTAAATTTAAAATTCCAGTAACAGGCGATAGTATTAAATCTCCATTAATAGTTGTAACAGTATTTCCGTTAAATCTAATATTACCTACTTCTATACGTGCGCCATCGATATATGTTGCATCTGTTAAGTCGCCTACCGTTATACTACTTACACCAGTAAATGTTAAATTTTCTGCATCAAAACTTGTTTCGCCGGTTTCAAAATCAACAAAGAAATTATCGCCTACTCTAAAAGTTCCAGTTTGATCAGTTGAACTGTAATGTATTTTTCCGTTATTAAGTTCTGTTACTTCATTAGATTGTATTGCTAATGTTTTATCATTACTTGTGTCTTTGCCTGTGCCAATATAACTAAAATTGTGATTAATTAAGTACATCAACGTACTTGCGCCGTCTGCTTCTGCACCATAATTTCCATATATGCTGGCGCTGCCTATTGAACGTATTTCTGCGCCGTAACGTAAAGTGCTATCAGGTAATTCAAACCCTGTTGCGCCTTGGGTTGCATACAAACTTCTGTTGGCAAAATAGGTAAAACTATTAAGCCATTCAACTCTTACACCGTTTGTCATTGTAATACAATCAACACCCGGAGTAATAAACGTAACGCTGTGGAATAGCATACTTGCCTCTCCACTAGCTTGTTGATCTAATTCACTACCATCAATCCATGCACCTTTACCTGCATCAGCTGCATTAAACCCTCTTGGATCGCTTGCGCTTGTTACACTGCCTTGTGTAATAATAGAACAATTTCTAATATAAGGCGAACGTGTACTTACTACTCCATTTGGCGTAAATCTAAATGCATATCCTGTATTGTTTATACTGTCATAATAGAAATCTTTAATAGTAATGTCTTCAATTGTACAATCTCCCTGTATGTGAAATATATCTTCACTTTGACTTGATGTATCAGGTTTAATAATTGTATTTCTTAAATCTTCGCCGCGGATTGTAACATGAGGAGGAACAACTAACGGACACGCTTCTTCGTATGTTCCTGGAAATACATGTATTGTTACAGGCCCAATTGTAGACGAATCAGCAGCATCTAACGCTCTTGCAATCGTAGCAAACGCACCGTGTTGATGATCACCAACATTTGTATCATCACCTAGTGTACTAACATAAAATATGTTACCTTGGCGCAGTGCTAACGAAGTGTCTGACAGAGTCACTGTACCGACATCAACTACTCGACCGTTTAAAAATCCGCTATATAAATCTAACCAACGCTTGTTAGCTTTACCTAATGAACTTGTATTAGTTCTTGCAGGTATTATGTTGCTACCTAAGTCTGAAGCAAACGTAACACTATCATATTCGCTATCACCTAACGTTAGGTCGCCTCCGAAAGTTACGTCTCCCGTTGCGTGTATATTTCCAGTGTTATTCCAATTGCTTCTTATATTAACTTCGCCAGTGCCGTCTGGTCTTAATTCTAAATTTGTGTCTGTTGTAGTAGTACTAATAGTATTAAAATCAATTTTAATGTCATCTGTTGCAATAGCTGTTGCATACGTATCATTAAATTGACTCCAAATAACTAAATTTCCGCTGTTACTTCTTATACCGTTGTTTTCGATACTAACAAAGTCTATGTTAGCATTAGTTCCAACATAATTTACAGTTGATAAAATAGTAGGAATTAATAGTTGATCAGATGGAGATTCATTGTTAATACCAATCTTATTGTTGACAGCATCAATGTGCAACAATGCAGTATCTGAACTTGTATTTTTAAAATTAAGATAGTCCTTGCCTGCACCGCCTTGGTACAGTTCAAGATTATCTTTTAAAACTCCGCCGCCTATACGGCCATTTTGTGATTCTGGCATTCAGTATCTCCCGATACTGTATTTATTTGTCTAGGTTATGAATTATAGTTACAGGTTTACCTAATGGAACAGGACTTGTAAATTTAATCCACCACCCAGAACCTGATGCAGTGTAAGGATGATTAGGACCTTGTTCTGCGCCGCCTGTGGTAATTTCAGCAGTTTGATGTATTGTATAGTTTGTAGTTGGTATTTGAACTACGTTTTCGATCATTACTATAATATTATTAGCACTTGCTGGTACTGGAAAATCAGCGTCATTGCTTTGTAGCTCGCCAAAAACGGTTTCAGTAGCATCACCGGTGCCAATCTCTTGCCAAACAATTCCTGGATCTTGATTTGGTTCTTTAAATCTTATTTCTCTCCAAGCACCATTTTGATATACTTCTAATTGATTATCATCTGTGTTATAACGTACCATGCCGTTTACGTTACTTGTAGGACGCTGTGCTTGCGTACCTTTGGGTACAATTATTGAATTAGTACTGGCGACAATTACAAGATCATCAATATTATATTGTACACCTTTCCCAGTAATACTTCTTAGATTTGTATTTTGTGCTTTTAATAATCTCATTATACTTCCAAGTAGCTAACTGTAGCCGAAAGATCTGTAAGTCCGGCACCAAGGTTTGGTCCTGCTACAAAACTAACTTTATCTCCTGCTTCTAATACAATTCTTTCACTATCAAAAGTAAAAGTTTCTGCTGCTGGCAACACTAGATTGTTTACAACTCTAGTTATTGAGTTGCTTAATGGGTCGCCGCTTGGTATAAAGTGTAAATCAAAATTTGCAGCATCAACTGCGTCATTATTACAAACTAGTATGTTTGTAATTGCATAACTTTTGCCTGCAGGAACAGTTAAAATGTCTAGTTGTGTAGTTGTTAATTGTGCGTTTACGATTGCCATTATTGTTCCTTAAAATAACATTCCAAAAAGGAGTGCTCTATTTTTACTTACTAATTCGTCTCTGTTTTCTTCTGCATTTATGAAATATAAACCAGTTTTACCTGTGTATTGATTGTTTACATAAAGTTTAATACCTTCACTAGGAGCAAGAGGTGTTTGATTTATATCTCCTGGACTTGGTACACTACTAATATGCAGATTATCATCAATTCGAATACTACCAGTTCCTGGAGAACTTAATATCAAATCTTCGTTACTAGAAATAGTTTCAATTATATTTCCACGTAAACGTATTTTTTCAAACTCCCAACGATCATCAAACACTTCTGATACAACGTTGCCGTCTATTGTAAATGATATCTTACTATCTATACCGCTAGATTCTTCGTCTGCAACAACAATACTCGATGGGGTTAAAACTCCGTCACCAATCTGTTGCAAAAACACTGTAGCAAATGCTGTACTAATAGCATCGTCTACGTATCTTTTATTTGTAATGTCATCATCATCTGTAACATTATCTTCATAATTGACAGTTCCAGCTACAGTTATTACACCCGATCCTGCATTAATTAAATGTAAATCACCGCCTGCTGTATTAACATGATTAGTTTTAATACCTTTTAAAGCGCCGCCATCTAATCTAAATACAAATAGGCCTTTAGTTCCGTTAACATTATCAGTAACACTATCGTCTATTACCATAAATGCATTGTTTAATGATCCTCGATCAATTTCAATACCCGATGATGAATTGGCGCCTACGCCTCCTGCAACACCTGCGTTAGCTTCACCACGATTGAGGAGTATAATATTATCCTCAATCGTCATGTTTGCTGTATCAACTGTAGTAGTATTACCTAATACAGTCAAATCACCTGTAATTACAACAGTGCCTTCTTCGTTACCGGTGTCAAGAGTTATTACACCACCGTTTTGTACGGTAATCTTATAGTCACCACCATCTACTCTGAAGAACTTAGACATAGCTTATCCTTAGATTGCTGTTAAACGTAGAATTGATTCTGTTGAGTCATCTTCAAGCGCCCAAGTATAACGATTGTTATCCCAGTCTGTTGCAGTTCTATTAAATAATTTTTTAATAATTACTGAACTTCCGCCAGCGCCAATGCCAATTAGAGACATTTCGCCTTCTGCATTTGGTGAGATTTCGTTAACTAAACGGCATACCTTTGTAATTGTGTCGCCGTCATTAGAACAGTTAAATTTATTTGTACCACGTTGTGATAAAATCTTTCCTTCGATTAAGTTTGATCCATCATGGAATCTTGCTGGAATTTTTGGTGTAGCGTCTACTCCTGTAGCACCGAAAAATCTTTTATTAATTGGACGTCCCATTTGTTTTCTCCTATAGTTACGTTCTAAGTAATACGCGGTGGGTCAATTCCGCACAAGTCTACTAATGTAGCACGATTTACGACATAAGTATTTATCACAAAAGAGAAAAGCATGCTTTTAGTAAAGTCAATAAAAAAGGCCCCGAAGGGCCTTTTTCGTTTTACGTTAAAACGTTAACTTAGCTAAATGCTAGGTTGCTGCTGTTAACTTCTACCTTCTCTAGGTAGTCAGCTGCGTTACCTAGTGACGAAGCAGTATTCGATAGCTCAACATATCCATAACGTGTCATGAACGAAACTGTTGGCTCGAATGTGCCTGGATCTAGGACAACACCTGAACTCATTAGCGGGATGTATGGGCAGTAGAATGCCGCTGCATCTGATTCGCTTGAACCTTTGTAGCCAATTAGCACATCGTCATCAGCTGCATATGTGTTAACATATACTTTCATTGCATTGTTCAAAGTACCAACCATCTTAGTGTTAGTTGGAGCTTCAAATGTACCTTCAGTAGTACGTGCAAATGCTGAAGTTGTAGCACTTTGTAGAACAGTTAGGATTGCTGGTGAAACAACAGCCCAGTTACCTGCGCCACGACGTGTACGCTGTGCGATACGGTTTGCTGCACGGTTAACTAGAACTGCAAGTGCTGCATGCTCATCGCCAACGAATGTAGCTGTACCTGACACTGCTGCCTGGTTAAACGTATCAGTACCTGTACCAGCAAGTGTTGCTAGTGAACTTAGTACTTCTTGGTCGATCTCAGCAGTAATCTCTTGAGCAAGTGCTGCCATGATTTCTGCTTCAACGTCGATGCCGTGCTGTGACTGTGCGTCTTGTGCGGCTTCAAATGTCCAGCGAGCTGATAGCTTGCGTGACTTTGCTTCGACTGTTTGCTTCAAGATCTGAATTGACATACGGTTACCCGCTGCGCCTTCTAGTGCTGCTGTTGCATCGGCTTTTGCAGTTGTTGCATTACCTGAATATGCTTCAGCAATCTTGAATGGGCTTAGTGCCTCTTCACCAGCAACTGCGCCTGATGCGCCTGTGCCTGCTGTGTCGCTATAGCGAACACGTAGCGTGTGAATCTGACCAACTGGGCCAGTCATTGGTTGTACACCAACTAGATCATTAGCGATCACTGTTGGCATAACACGTCTGATCACTGGAAGGATCACACGGTTTAGGGTTGCGACATTACCGGCGGATGTAGCTCCAGCAGTGGCAGTCTCAGACAAATACTGACGTGTATTTTCTAAAGTTGCAGCCATTACTGACTTCTTGTTGCCTTGTAGGCCTTCAAGTAGTGCGCTTTTTGTATCCTGCCAGCGACTTTCTAGTAGTTCTGACATAATTATCTCCTTAATTTAATCCAGCTAAACGTCTAATGTCAACAACATTATCGTCTGCTTTTTGTCTACTAACGTTAGTTTGTGACTGAGCGTCACGGTTGCCTGTTACTTCTTTTGCCTCTGATAGGACTGCCTTCTTCTTCGCTGGAGTGTTACCGTCGATAACAGCCGGTAGGTATTTTTCAAACTGGGCACGTAAACGTGCTGTTTGTACTGATTCCAGTAAGTCTGTCATAATCTCGCGTTGATCTTTACCTAAAGGTCCGACCAATTCGTTCATAATCTTAGTTCTTTCAGCAGATTCAATTAATCGAGTTTTTTCTTGGTTAACTGATTCGGCTAAAGTTTTTGCCTTTGTAGCAAATGCTTTTGCTTCTACTAGTTGCTTGTCTTTTAGATCAAGTACTTTTAGAAGTTTAGCTGTTTCTGAATTTTCATTTAGGTAACTAGTACCGTACTCAGAAGCAAATGCTTCAAATATTTTACGACCAAAGTCGTTTCTACGTGCTGTATCAATATCTTCTTTTAGTGCAGCAATTTCACCTTTAAGTGTTTTGCCAACCATTTCAGATACTGCTGTAGCACTTCTTTCGATAAAGTTAGCTTTAACTTTAGCGAAGTGTGTTTTAGCTTCACGTACTAAGCGTACTTTTGTTTCAGCTAAATCTTTCTTGTCTTCGTAGAACTCTGCAATTTCGTTTGATAGGGCATCTACAACAAACTCTTCTAGCTTTGCATAATTTTCTTGCATTGCTACTTTGTCTGTACGTAGTTCTTGGATTTCTTTTTGTAGTTGTTCTACAACAAAACCCTTGAGCAGATTTGAATTTTCACGCATTGCAACAGCATACTTAGCTTTCGCTTCAGCAAGTTGCGCACGATCTTCGGCAAATTCATTAATTTCTGCTGTAAGACGCTCAGAAAGCATTGCATCAATAGCTTCAACCATAGTTGACTTATCATGCTCATACTTTTGTGCAAATTCTTCACGTAACTCAGCAGTTGCCTGCATTTTGTTTTCGCGAACCTTTGCATCCCAAGCTTCTTCAATTTGTGCCCTGACTTCTTCGTTTACTACATCGTTCTCAAAGAGTGTTTTCAGTGCATCTATCATACCATTCTCCTAGTTATTGGAGTTTGTTGATTATGTTAATCAACGACTCTTTTAGATACTTTTGTGCCTTTGTGTCTTGCTTTGTTGCCTGTGCTAATTCGTACGCCTTATATCCGCCGCGGGCATTCATTAGATGCTCATAGATTGGTGTAGGATATGCACCAGGGGCGCTGGGCTGAGCCACAACGTCCACGGTGATTATTTCAAAATCAGATACTTCATTACTGCCGTCTTCTGATACATTACCACTGCCGCGCGATGAAACACCTAGTTTAACTCCGCTTTCTAGCATTGTTTTAACTAACTGTCCCATCGGCGTAGGTAGTATTTTCAATTTACCATAACCGTTTGCATCATCCATCCAGCATTCGCTGATCATATGACTTACACGGTCTAAGTTAATGTTAAGGCCTTCTGGATGATCTACTTCTCCGAGAACACTATATCCTCCAGATATTTGATCATTGAGAGTTTTGACAGCCCTGCCAATTTCATTTACAGGATACACACGCTGGTTAGCGTTGCGTACTCCGCCTTGTATCATGATACCTTTCATGTACAAGTCTTTTCCTTCGTTAGCAGACTCAACGACAATTCTAGCTTGGTCGAATGTCAAGTTCTCTCGTAAGTTTTTCATTCAAACTTCCTTATATTATACTGCTTACTTGCCTAATGTAGACTTTTTATTGTCAGCAGTCTCTGGCTTCGACTTCTTTTCAGCGCCGTGTCCAGGTTCGGTTTTGCCAGCTTTTGCTGCCTTACCACCAGGAACGTTAATGTTCTTGGTATTCATATCCTTAGCGTTCTGATCACTTAGTGCAGAACCTTTAAGGTTACCTTTGTTAGCTTCTACGCCTGCTTCTGTTCCCGCTTTTGCGATGTTAGCAGTTGTTCCGCCCATATTGTTTGGTTTTGCTACGGTTGACTTAGTGTTTGCACCGTTGTCGCCCATTGTAGCTGATACTTTTTCTACATACTCACGCATTTCATCTCTTGCGCTTTTTGGTTGCTTTGACTCTTCAACTTCGTCTTCGTCTTCGTCGTCTTCGTCTGCTGATTCGTCAACTTCTTCGTCGTCTGATTCAAACGCATATGACTCTTCTTCTGGTTCAATATCGCCCATCATGTCGTCAGTTGCATCCATGTCGCCTTCGTCGTCGCCTTCGTCGCCATCCATCATTTTTTCAAATTCAGCTTTTAATGCTTCTAGTTCGTCTTCGAGATCTTCAACACGATCTTCTACGTCACCTTCAGCTTCTTCGCCTTCTTCGTCACCCATGTCCATGTCCATGTCCATTTCTGGTTCGTCATCGGCTTCTACTTCAAAAGTATCTAGATCAAAGTTTTCGTCTAGGTCTTCGTCTGACTCATCTACTTCTTCGTCGTCTGATTCGTCTAGGTCTTCGTCTGACTCATCTACTTCTTCGTCTGACTCATCTACTTCTTCGTCTGTTGTTTCATCAACTTCTTCGTCTTCTAGTAGTGACTCATAAATGTCTCTTGATTTTTCCACTACGATTTCGTGGAATAGCTCTTCGGCGCCTGCTTTATCTTCGTTGATAAGACGCTCAAGCATTTCTTCAAATTTATTGCGATCTGCCATTTTAAACTCCTATAAATGTTTGTTACACCGTACGGTGTGGGGCTGTCATATTATATTTAACAAAAAGTACGTATATATATTCGAAACAGGCTCAAAATGAGCCATTTTCTAAGAATGCTAGGAAATATTGAAGATTTTTTTAAATTCTTCAATAGTTATGTGTTCAAAATTAGTTAGAGAATTAAATTCTTTAGGTATAAAGTTTGGTTCTCCTAACACTCTTATATATCTTTTTTTAGGAAATTTTTGACAGGTAATGCAAGTTTGTTTGAGCCAATTGCCGTGATATGTAGCACCATCATGTGATTTTTTATAGTTAAATGAATCTGCATATATGTTATTTACAGTTTTATTGTTCTCTAAACCTATATAATCAAATCCTAAAATATAAATTTCATTATTTTTATGTTCACTTGCTAAATGTAATGCTGTTGGGCCACTGCTCCATCCTTTTGAAGGACTAAAATAATTAAACCCAGTAAACTTTTGGTATGCTTTATTTGGATTAGTCCACACAGAATGATTCTTTTGAAACCCAGCTTTATTAATTTCGAGTATCATTTTAGTATCAACTGCTATTAAATAATCTGGTTCAAATTCTCTGTAAAGAGCATTACACCCGTATATAGTACCGTAATCTCTAAGATGTTCTAAAGGAATACTTTTTCGGCTTGTACCGTTGCCTATTATAAATGCAACTTCATTTTTTGATTTAGGCATAAAGCCTGCTGGAATTTCTACAGAAGGTTTTTTTATTTTAGCAGGTTGAACAGATTGTGCAGCAACTTGTGCAAGTTCTTTAATTCTTCGATCGTTTGATTTTCTTGCTCTGCGTTCAGCTCGAACTCTAATCCACTCTTCTTTAGTGTATTGAGTCTTATCTAATTTTGCCAATTATCATACTCCGCCAGCTTCTGCGTTAGCAGCAATTCCGTACATTTGTTTTACAAATTCAAGATCTTTTTTACTTTCTTCACTATGAAGTTCAGATGCTTTACGTATACGGTTTATTTGGCGAAGTGTTAGGCGTGTTTTACGAGTGTCACTTTTTTTGACAACAGAATCGTCATACTCAGATTCGTAGCCTTTATCGTCTACTGAGTCGATTGTTTCTTTATCAAAGTAAAATAATTCTCTAAGTATCATGTAAGTATTTATACCGTTTGATCCGTAACCGGTGCACTTCCGCCGATTGGTTGATCTGTTGCGCTTGCAGGGCCGCCGGCTGCGCCGCCATCAGTAGGAGTTGGTTCTGTTCCTGCTTCGTCTTCAACACCGCCTAAATCATCTCCTAATGCTGCACTTGAGATGCCGCCACTTCTAAGTTCTGCTGCTGCATCACCTGGTAGTGGATCTAAGTTTTCATCATTTTCTTCGCGCCACAGACGTTCATTTTCTGCAATTTCTTCTTCAGTCATGCCCAAGAAACGTTTCATAGCAAAACGATTTGACATATAAGGAATTGCAGCCATTTGCGTATAAGTCGGTACACGAGCATTATCAATTTCGCTTTGGCGATAACTTGCAAAGTTTTGTGGTGGCTGGAATTTAAGATCAAACATTGCTGTATCAATGTTGATACCTTTTTCTAGCAAGTAACGTTTAAATTCTTGACTAAACTCTTCAACTACTAAGTTTTGCAGACGTTCACAATAGGTATTGAAGCGTAGTTCTTGAATGTATGCTGTTCCAACACGGCCGTCATTATATTGTGCTGCTGAATCATCTGCTCCAGTTGGAAGGTACGAACTTGGGATACGTAATCCGCGTACCAACTTATTAGTAAAGTATCGTAAGTCATCAATCTCTCCTAGGTTTGTACCGCCTGGAAGTGTTTCAACTTTAGAACCTCTACCTTCAGCTGTTTGTGGGAAGAAGTAGTCTTCGTTGATTGACAGAGGATTGTAAGAACTGTCTATGACATTAGTGCCTCCTCCTGTTGACGATGGGATACGTCTTTGATGTATTTCCGTCTTAACACGTTCAACAAATTGCATCGCCAAGTGACTTGGCATGTTACCCACATCAACGTAGAATACTCTGCGCTCCGGCGCTCTTTGTACACGATAGATGATAATAGCATCTTCAAGTAATTCTTTTTGTTTGTATACTTTAAAAATAGTTTCTAGTAAGCTGTTACCAAATGGAAAGTTGCTGTCTAGCCCTTCACTTAATGAAAGATGAACTACATGCTTTGCATCAATAGTAATTTCAGATTCGTCTGTACTAAATCTACTGCCAGTCATATTTGACTGTGGCTGTCCTACCATCCCTCTTGCGTTTCCTTGAGGAGCATAATCATTACCAGAACCTTTACCAGGAACGCCTCCCTGAGTATTAAATGGTGTGGTAGCAACCATGTCTTTAAAATTAAAGTTTATATTTTTTACAACGTATTGCTCAGGTGTTTTGCCTTCACTTTCGTTAACAATAATTCGTGTTATATTTCCTGGATCAACATGAAACCACTTTTTTGTTTCTGGATCTCTAACAAAGAATTGATCGCCATATTTAAATATATTTCTTAGAATACGAAATATTCTTGTTTCAAATTTTTGTAGTTTGCACCACTGTTGCAAATATTTTTGTATAATAGTTACTTCTGAATTAGTTGCAGTAGTTTGTCTAAAATTAACAATAAATGGAGTATCGTTTCTTGTATTTTTTTGACTACAAAATTCTGCAAGAATATCAAGAGCAGCATTAACTTCGCTGTCCATATCCATTGTATTGTATTGCCCATAGCGTTCAACACGATTTGGCGTACCTACATAAACATCTGGCAAATAAGATGAATAGTTACTTTTGGCTGGACCTGCTATTCCGCCACGGTTTGATCCTAACGGACTATATGATCCATTTAAATTATCTCCTGTTTGTACAGGTGTAAAGTATTTTTTCCAGCTCATCTTAAGTTCCTGTTCTGCTTACACTTCCGGCAGCTAAGTTTCCGCTTGTTATTGCTTGTGTATTTCTTTCAACCTTAGTATTAATATCTTTTAGATCGCCTAGTGTAACTAACATTGCTTGCATAGTACTATTTAACGAACTTATGCCTTGATTACTGCCAGTACTGGATGCATTAATGCCACTTAATAGCTCGCCGGCATCTGCTCTACTAGTCAGTAGCGTATCATTGTCTCTTGATAATTCTTCATTTAGATTTCCTAATGCCTCTGTTAATGCTTCAATAGCTTCAGTATAGCTTATTATAGGAGTTTCGTCAAGGTCTGCTTCTGAAAAACCAGTTAAAGAAGTTGACATCAATCTAATTGCATTTGCATTTGCTTCAATTTGAGCAACATTAAGTTGCATTTCTCCAAATTCTTTAACTTGATCTAATGGAGTATCACCGCCAAAGAAACTTGCAATTGCATTACCTATAGACGCTACTGCGCCTGCGCCTGCTGCTGCTGAACCTGTTGACATTGCTGCACTAAATGCTGACATTGCTTCAGCATTATTTTTAACTTTAGCAGTATCAATATCGTATGTCGAAAATCTTTTAAGCTGTTCAAAAGTATCGTCAGTAGTGTCGCCGCCAAACAATGCGCCGATACCGCCTGCAATTCCACTTACTAAGGTTCCTAATCCTCCAACAGCACTTCCGCCCGCAGCAGCAGCCATTGCTGAACTAAATGCAATCATCGCCTCGGCATTATTTTTAACTTTAGCAGTATCAACATCGACCGCAGCAAATTTAATCATATCTGCAACAATATCGTCAGTGTCACTGCCTCCAAACAACGCTCCAATGCCGCCAGCAATTCCACTTACTAAACTACCTAAGCCTTCAGCAGCAGATCCTGCGCCTCCAGCAGCCATTGCTGTGCTAAATGCAGCCATTGCCTCTGCATTTGATTTTACTTTTGATGCATCAATATCTGCTGCTGCAAATTGTTTAAGTTGTTCTAGCGGATCATCTGCACCAAATAATTTTCCTATAGCACCTGTAATTCCGCCTACCATTGCCCCTAGGCCTGCAACTGCTGAACCTGCACCAAATGCTGCCATAGCTCCTGATAGTGCTAACATCCCGACTGCTGTTGACTTTAATGCTGCGCCGTCAATTTCTTCAAAAGATCTAATACCTTCTACAAGAGTAGGAAGTGCTTTGCCTAGTAGCCATGCAGCACCTGCGATCGCACCGCCAATAACAAGTATAACACCTGCTACAACTGCTGCGCCGATAGCAACTTGAGGATTAGCAAATGCTTTAAGTCCGCTTGCAATGCCTTTGAGTATGCCTCCACCTAAATTTCCTAAACCTTTTCCAATGCCGCCGCCTGCTGCTGCTGCATTTCTTCCTATTGCAGCACCGGCTCTCGGTGGTGCAGCTCTAGGTGATGCGCCGCTTGCTCCCGGGGAGCCGCCGCCGCCAAAGATACCACTAAGTCTTCCTTCAATACCTCTAGATATTGCTCCTTTAGCTGCTCCTGCTAATGCACCTACTACTGCTTTAGCAGCAAAGAGGCCTGCAATGCCTGCTACTAAAGCAGCAACAACTCCTGCTGTACCAAATGTGTCGCCAACACTGCCAAGAAATTCGATTACTGTTCCAACTGCACTAGCAACCATCTGAAGTCCTGCAATTAATCCCTCAACTGCTGTTTTTAATCCATCTTGAAATTCTTTAGTTCCAACAATCTCTCCAAGTTTACTTAAACCTGCTTGTATCGAAGCCAATGCACCACTATTAATAAATGCATCCATCAAACCTGTTCTAAGTTCTCTTAGAGAATTTTGCAAATTAAGTATACCATCATCTCTTGCTGCTTGTGCTTCTCTATCAGCTTTTAGTCTTGCAAATTCAGCGTCATCCATCATTTGCGTGTTTCTCAAATCAGCAGCTAAACTAATTGCCTGTCCATACCCAGTGCCGCTTTTCATAACTTGTTCTGCGCCTGCGCCAAGGGCAACTCCAGCTGCATCTAATTCTCTGCCTACTGTTGCCATAAAGTTATTATATTCTTGGGCATTCATATTTTGAATGTTGCCAGCTTGTTGGCGGAATGTTTCAGATGCAACACTTAATCCTTGTGCAAGATCGTTGTCCATAACTCCGTCAGCTGCATCATTAAGAGCATCTGCTAATGCTGGTGGGGTGTTGGCAAGATTTGCAGCAAATCGTGTTTGTTCCTCTTCAGTCATTCTTGACATTGCTAGTCTTGCACGTTGATCAGCTTGTGCTGCATTCATTTCTTCACGTATTTGATCTCTACGCTTACCGGTAACTGCTGCAAGTTGGTCAATTGTTTCTAAATAAGCCGCTGCGCTTTGCGCACTCATTCGGTTATCTCTTCTTTCAACACCAATTTGATTTTGACTAAACTCTGCATAATCAATTAATGCTTCATTTAGTTCAGTAGCTGTATAGCCCATGTTTCTAAATGCTTTTCCTGGACCTTCTCTTAATTCTTTAGATAGTCGAGCAAAGTTTCTAGCGCCATCTGCTGTACCTGCTCCAAACAATCTCATCGTTTGAGAATTTTGACTTACAAGATCTGTAAATTCACCTAAGGGAATACCCGCTTGTGCTGATATTGCACGAATATCATTCATGCCATCGCCAAATGTTGCACCTACCTGACTTAATGCTCTAAAACTTTCAACGTTTTGATCTATTAAGCCTGCTAACGCTCCTAAGTAGCCGCCGACAAGCGGAACATGTTTAGCAAAATCAGCAACAGTGTCGCCACCGTTTATTAATTCTGTTCCTAATCCAACTACTCCACCTAAAAGTTGGCCAAGTCCAGTTTTTAAGGCGCTGGCTGCAATACCTAAAGTATTAATACTTGCAGTAGCAGCGTTAGTTGCATCGCTATTTTTCTTTTGTTCTTGGGTATTAGTAGTTACACCTTTAGTGCCTTGTACAATTGCAGTATTGTATAACTGTTGAGCTTTGCCAGCTGCTCCGCTGCCACCGCCCATCTTTTCCATAGCCGCGAGTAATTTAGCAAGAGTTTCCTCGCTTGCTACTGTTCCGCCATTGCCAACGTTAGTAATTTCGACTTCGTCTGCCACTAATAGATTCCCAAGTTAAATACGCACATAAATAATATGATACATATTAGTATAGTGTATTTATACGGAGAACACCATGGCAGATTTTAACCCACAAGATTATGAACAAAACCCATTACGGAAGTTTTTTAGACAAGCTAAGATTCATATTCCTTTGCCAAGTAAGGGAGAATATTATCCGGAAGGGTCGATTGATTATCCTGAAACCGGAGAAGTTCCAGTATTTGCTATGACAGCAAAAGATGAACTTACTATGAAAACTCCTGATGCTCTACTAAATGGTCAAGCAACTGTTGATGTTATTAAGAGTTGCGTTCCTTGTATCAAAGATCCTTGGAAGATGCCAACACTAGATTTAGATGCAGTATTAATTGCTATTCGCATTGCAACATACGGCGATAGAATGGAAATAACAACATCAGTTCCAGGATTAGTTGACAGTGACGGGAAATCTGAATTACGTAAATTTGACGTTGATTTAAAAGCAATATTAGGAAAATTAGTTACTGCCAAATACGTATCTGATGTACAAATGGGCGAACTTAAAGTTTGGACTAGACCACTTAGCTATAAAGAATTTACTGCTACTAGTTTAAGAACATTTGAAGAGCAACGAGTTTTTGCTATTGTCAATGATGATAATATGGACGACGAAGAAAAATTAGAACGGTTTAACAAGAGTTTTATTAAACTTACGGATCTAACAATTACAACTATGAATAAAAGTATTTGGAAGATTCAAATGGGAGACACCGAAGTTACTAATGAAAACCATATTAATGAATTTATGAATAATAGTGATAAAGAATTTTATAAATTTATTACTGATCATCTTGATAGTCAGCGCAAAGCATTTGCAATTGAACCATTAAAAGCTGTGCCTTCAGCTGAAGATTTAGCTAGAGGTGCACCTTCAGAATGGGAAGTTCCGATTACATTTGATCAATCAAATTTTTTCGGGTAAGGATCTTATCTCTGAGCGTAGATAAGATCCAGAGTTTAGTCAAAGAGTTCGAAGGTGAGCAAAAAGAAATTAAAAGCGAATGTTTTAAATTATCTTGGTGGCTTCGCGGCGGCGCAACTTTAGAAGAAGCATTTTCTCTAAGCTACGAAGATAGAAATATTATTTCTGACCTGATCAAAGACAATATAGAAACAACAAAGAAAAGCGGACTGCCTTTCTTTTAAGCTGTTGTCCTTGGCTTAGCTGCTACTGTGCCTGGCTTTGCAATTCCTGCTTTAGGTTTGTTTTGCGCTGCCGGAAGTGGTTGAGTACCTTTGGCACCTGCTTGTTTAGCAACTTGTGCATCTTTAGTTCCAGCTTTAACACCCTTAGAATTAACTTGATCAATTACAAGTTTAATAACGTCAGGACCTGCTTTTTTAATTGCAGCAACTACTGGATCAATCTTAGGATTAGGTAATCCCATATCAACTGCCGCTTGTACTCCTAGTGGACGTCCTGTTGCAACATCTTTCCAAAGAGCACCTTCCCAAGAATAAGTTTTACCGTTTACTTCCTTAGTATCACCTGTTTTGATTTGCGATGGTTTAGAATCTGGCGAATTATCTGCTGTCTTACCAGTTGCATCTGCATCACTTTGTGTTGAATCTGCTGCTGTAGTTTCTGGATCACCTACGTTCTTAGTTGCTAATTCTACATTATTTTCTTGGCCAACTGAAGAAATCTGATCTGATGACATTCCCATGCCTTGTAAAATGTTTACAATTGATCCTGTGTCTGTTGGCTCGCCTGCTTTTTTCCAAGCACTCATCATTTTTTGATAAGTTGCTTTGTTTCCTAGTTCTTTTCCGACAGCCGCAGCGGCACCGCCAACTGCTTTTGCTCCAGTCTTAATTGCACTGCCTGCACCTTTGATCATGTCTTTGAATCCAGCTTCAGCTAGATATCTATCAAACTCTGCTTGCATGTTAACTGATTCGCTAGCAGCTCTCATAATGCCAGCTCTACCTTTTAGATCGCTAGGATCTACTGCTGTTGCTTTGCTGTCTACTCCTGCAATCTTTTTATTTCCTGCTGCACTGTCTACTACATCACCTGGCTTAACTTCGTCGCCGCCAACTTTGAATGCACCTTTTTCGCCTTGCGATTGTATACTACCTTGTGCAACTGCGGCAATAGCATTGTTTGCCATTGTTAAGTTTTGTAGGAACTGGTCATTAGTTACTGCAATTGCTTTAGCAACTTCATTTTGTAAATTCATGTCTGCTAGGAATTCTTTTGTATCAAAAGATTTTGCAAAGGCCCAAAGTTGATCAAATGCGTCAAGTGCTGCTGGATCTGATGTACTACCAGTAGCTGCTGTTGCATCTTTCATTGCGTTAAGAAGATTAGTAAATTCACCAACTTGATCTTCTGGAACTACCATTGAACCTAAATCTTTAATAGATGAAAACCCAGGTACTTCAAATG